ATTAGTCGCAGTGCCACACGAAGGTCGATTTATCATTGGTCCTTACGAGGATATAAACAAACAATTAGCTGAGTTTGGTTTAAAAATTGATGAGAATGTGGTGCCACCTGAGCCGTACAAAGGATGAGTGCAAAAAGCGATTTTGTTTTAGGGAAGGTTGGCGTGACAACAACCGAGGGTAGAGGTCATGATCCAGAGTTTTGGGCCGCTCAAGCAACAAAGAAAATATGCGATATTTCTGACAACGCTCCTGACCACATCAAACAACAGGCTTTGGCTTTTCAAAATCAAGTTTATACTGTAATCTTATATACTATAAAAAATGCAATAAAGTCGCAAAACACGACTTATGCAAATTTGTTAGAAAAACAAGGCCACAGCGACATGGCTAAAATATTGAAGGAGCTATAATGGCAATAACATCAGCAATATGTACGAGCTTTAAACAAGAGTTGTTAGTCGGCACACATAACTTTACAGCGTCTAGTGGTAATTCATTTAAACTAGCTTTATACACTAGCTCTGCAACATTAGGAGCAGGCACAACGGCTTTTGTCACAACAGGGCAAGCAAGTGGCACAAACTATACTTCTGGGGGTTCTGCTTTGACAAGCGTGACGCCTACCACATCAGGCACGACAGCTGTGTGTGACTTTGCAGATTTAACATTTAGTAATGCTACAGTGACAGCACGAGGATGTTTGATCTACAATGATACACAATCAGACAAAGCTGTAGCAGCTATTGATTTTGGTGGAGATAAAACCTCAACCGCAGGAGATTTTACTATTGTTTTTCCTAGCGCTACCGCGACTGGCGCAATTATTAGGTTAGCTTAGATGTCGCCTCATGCCACTATCAAAACTTAATTTTAAGCCTGGTATAAATAAAGAAGAGACCGACTACTCAAACGAAGGTGGTTGGGTAGATGGCGATAAAATTCGTTTTAGAAAAGGTCGAGTCGAAAAAATAGGCGGTTGGGAAAAACTATCTCCAGATACCTTAATAGGTTCTGCAAGAGCCTTACATTCATGGATTTCATTAGGCGGTAACAAATACTTAGGTATTGGTACAACTAATAAATATTATATTGAAGAGGGTGGTGCATATAACGATATAACGCCAATCAGAAAAACCACTACTAACTCAGCAACATTTGCAGCTACTAATGGATCTTCAACCTTAACCGTTACCGACAGCGCTCACGGTGCTGTTAATGGTGATTTTGTTACCTTCTCTAGCGCTGTGAGCTTAGGCGGAAATGTAACAGCGACTGTGCTCAATCAAGAATATCAAATCTCTTTAGTTACAGGCACAAACACTTATGAAATTACCGCAAAAGATACTAGCGGAGCTACCGTTACCGCAAATGCTAGTGATTCGGGAAACGGTGGTTCTGGCACTGATGCAGTATATTTATTAAACTCTGGCTTAGATGTATTCGTGCCTTCTACTGGTTGGGGTGTTGGAGCTTGGGGTGCTGGATCATGGGGATCGGTTACTGAACTATCAGACACAAACAATTTACGATTATGGACGCATGATAATTATGGAGAAGATTTAATTATCAACCCCAGATCTGGTGGCATATTTAGGTGGGTTGAGAACAATGGACTAAGCACAAGAGCTGTAAATTTAGCGACTACAAGCGGAGCTAACTTAGTACCAACTAAGGCATTGCAAGTAATCACCTCTGAAACAGATAGGCACTTGATTGTTTTAGGAGCAGATCCTATTAGCAGTGGCTCAAGATCGGGCGTGTTAGATCCTATGTTGATTGCATTTAGCGATCAAGAAAACCCATTAGAGTTTGAGCCTTTGGCTACAAACACTGCTGGATCGCTTAGATTATCTTCTGGTTCTGCAATAGTTGGCGGTATAAAAGCAAGACAAGAAGTGTTGATTTGGACTGATACCTCACTATATTCAATGAATTTTATTGGACCGCCTCTCACCTTTGCGATCAACCTTATAAA